CAGTTAAGGCTTCTAACCTTTGTACTGAGATTACTTTACACTCAGATGAGTTCCACACCTTTACGTGTGTACTGTCATCTATGAACTTGAGTAAATATGATGAATGGAAGGATACAGAAGCAGTCCAACATGCCATCATCTTTCTGGATTGTGTTGCAGAAGAATTTATACACATGGGACGAGGCATCAAGGGTCTTGAAAAAGCTGTACGATTCACAGAAAAGAGTAGGGCGTTAGGTCTTGGGGCATTAGGATACCACAGCTATCTCCAGTCTAAAATGATTCCCTTTGAGTCTACTGAGGCTCATATCATTAACAACTCTATCTTTAGTAAGATGAAGAAAGAGGCAACTAAGGCTAGTAAGATGCTAGCTAAACTAAAGGGTGAACCAGAATGGTGCAAAGGTTATGGTTTGAGGAATACCCACTTGTTAGCTATCGCCCCCAATACGTCTTCTGCACTGGTTTGTGGTGGAGTAAGTCAAGGGATAGAACCTATATACAAGAATGCTTACGTACAGGGTAGTGCAGGAGGAGAGATAAACAGACTAAACCCAACATTGTTAAAGATAATGGAGGATAGAGATGTTGATATTCCAAATAGTATTAATGCTATCATTGCAGATGGTGGTTCTGTAAGGAACGTAGACTGGTTAGATGAACAAGAGAAGTTAGTATTTAGAACCTTCTTTGAGATTAACCAGAATGTAATCATAGACCAAGCCAGTACACGACAAAGACATATCTGTCAAGCTCAATCTATCAATCTAGCCTTTGCAGCAGATGAAGATGAAGCTGTTATTAGCGCTGTACATAAGAGAGCGTTTAAAGACAAGTGGATTAAATCTCTTTACTATATTCGTAGTGAAGCTGGTGTAGTGGGTTCAACAGGGGAGTGTGTAGCTTGTGAAGGATAAAATAGAGTTATATCTGAGGGGCACAGACTGTGATGGTGACTTTATGTTTTACAGTCTCACTCCATATTTGTTTAAGGAGTTTGCAAAAGATTTGTTCTCCTTGCTTAAACAGGATGGCTATGAGCCGGTAAAGTTACATAACGTACCTTTAGACTACTGGGATGAAGAGGCTTTAAGGGAGTTATTTGCTTGTGAAGGCTAAAAGGCAATTACTAGAGGATGAGTTGGTTGAAGAAGACCATCCTCTGTACTATGACCCAGATGAGTTGTCTGATTATTGGCACTATTGGGATGATGAAGAGGGGTGGTACATATGGTGAAGGATAATAATTGGATAGTTAAGATGAGGTTATATTGATTATGATTAATTGTAACTGGTACTTAGTAATAGGCTGGGTTGTATTCTGTGTTGGCCTTACCTACGCTTCAAAGGGTGAAGCTAACTCAGTTGAGCAGGTAGAGGGGTGTGTATTCGTGTCTCACGTAGCGGAGGACGACTTAGAACTTAAGAGAGCTATGGTAGGTAGGGGTAAGGCAATTGAACAGCTTACAGGGGCTTACAGGAGCTCTCCACCCTCTATTGTGAAGCACTTGGTAGATGGCGTATACAAGAACATTGGAAGTGCTGTACAACCTAGAGATTTAGGGGATAGAGTGTTTGCACACTGTCTGACACTTGAGATTGTCAAGGAGTATGATATATGAGTACCAAGAAAGAGAGTCTAGCTGAACAGAAGCGGAGGGAGAAGGCTAACCTCCGTATCATTGAGGGACAGAAGTTGGAGGGTAAGACTTTGATTAAAGATCAAAAGTTTAGGCTTGGAGAATATTATGATGAGTGATTGGATAGGATATACCGTATATACAATAGGTGTTACAGTAATAGTACTTGTATTTCTAACAATGTTCCTATAAATTTAAGTTAATAAAAAGCCCCATTGAGTATTTAAACTCTCTTTGGGGCTTCTTTGTTTCTACCACTATACTAAATTAAATTGGACAATCACTTAAAAACATGATATAATATTAAACATCTTTTAAGGTTTATCTAACTTCACCTCTTTCATCTTCTTGATTCCTTAGTAAACCAGCTCCAGCTAATCCAAACCCAGATTGAGTTCCCCTACTTCCTAAAGCACTTACAGCCGAAGGCGCAGCTCTAAAGGCACCTACACCAGCAGCCCCTAATGCAGCTCCAGCAACACCTACACCAGCTAAAGAGCCTCCAGTGCCAGTAGCTAGGCCAAACGCTATATAAGGATGAGCTTTAGCAAACCCAATAACTTTATCCATCTTAGATTTACTAATACCATGAGACTTAGCTAAGTTCTCTCTAGCTATGAATAACTTGTGCATACGATTGATGGGTGTCTTAACGTCAATACCAGCCTTCAGTGCATTTACCTCTACTAACTCACTCATAGCCTTACGCATTGCATCTCCAGCAGCATCCTTAGCTAGTCTCTCCACCTCTGGAGCTTTACCACCATCCTTGAATAGTAACTTGTCAAACTCCCGTCTGGACTTAAGAACACCAGCAGGGGTGAGGGGGTTAGACTTGATAATCTTAATAGCTGCATCTACATTACGATTGAAAGCCTTCTCTATAGCTGCATCATCCGCTATAAATGCCTTACTAGAGCGTACAAGGTCTACATGGTTATCTAACGTAGCTTGTATGTCTTGAGGACTAATATCAACATCAATACCCTCTAGTTTAGCTAACAGGTCATTATTGATAGCTTCCCTCTTATCACTAATAAGCTTTAAGTTCTTCATAGGAGCATTACTAGACTTAACACCTTTGATTGTAGCTACCTCAGTAACCATATCCTCAAAGTTCTGGTCAATCCTAAAGTCACCTAACGCCTCTGCTTCCTTTACAGCAGCTGTTTGAGGTGGCTTGAGTGTGTCCCTAAGCCTAGCCTCCTTCATAGCTTGCCCTTTGTCAGTAAAGAACTTACTAGGGGTTTTAGCAATAACAGTAGGTAATAGGTTACCACCAGCTGATAGGTTCTCTTGTGTGTCTATACTTAACCCATCCCACCACTTCATTACAAACTGAGCACCATCAGTGCTAAGACCTTTACGTACTAGATTTGTAACAAACTCACCTACCTGCTTCTGTTTCTCTTCAGATATAGTAGCATCTGCTAAGGCTCCCCCAGCTGTACTAACTATCTCACCAGCTGTATCAAGGGCTGTACCTGCAAGGGCATTACCTAAAGTTTGTCCTACTAACTGGGTAGCCGCTACCTGTGGTGTATTCTCTCCACTAAAAGCCCTTTCAATAGCTTGTGATTGTTGATTAGTGCGTCTATCTAGTATCTCCCGCATACGCTGGGTAAAGTCAGGTTCAGCAATAGCCGTAGGAGGCTCTACAGAGCCCGTAGGGGCATTATCCCCACTCATAGCATCTAAGGTACTAGTGAACTCATTAACAGCCGCTATATCCCCTGCTGCATGAGCCTTCCTTAACCCAGATATTAACTCATCTCTTGTTGCCATAATATCGACCCTTATAAATACTTAGCTGCATTAGGTGATAGAGTAACTTCAGGAGAGGGTTGTACTACATCTTCCTCAACCGCCTCACCTAACTCCAAACGCTTATTGTCTTTAAGGAACCTTTTGAACTCAGCCTCCTTACGCCCATCCCCAGCAAACTTAGCAGCTTCTAAACCTCTTTCAGCTTTGTCAATAGCTAGATTAACACCAACCTTCATTAGACGTATGTTAGCTACTGTACTCTTACCCTCACTAGCTTCAATAGCTTTTAACCACTCACCCTCTTTAGCAGTGAACTGAGCACCAAAGACAGGTTTAAGTTGAGAGATAACACGTTTGTTAAGGTTGTTAATCAACTCTGCTTCATCAGCTGACTCAACACCAAGGAACCTCTTACCCTTAAGTAATAGGCCTTCAGTATTACCAGTTTCAATTTGATTTAATAACTCAAGGCTTCTGTTAAGGACAGGTGTAGCATCAATGGCACCTACACCCGCTGCCATATCTACACTCTCTCTTTCAGCAATACCAGCAGCTCTCTTCTTGTTAATCTCTTCACTACGCTTAGTTTCACCAGCTACTTCAATAGAGTCTTCAACACTCATAAAGTTAGCTTGGACAGGGCTAGTAGCCTTAATTTCATATTGCCCAGTCTTAGGATTCCAAAGCTCTGTTACTATTTGTCCATTACGTTCATACTCAATCATCTTAGGAGCTGTGAGTGGAGCTACCTTCTCTCTTGTCTCAATTGTGGATAAAGCATCCTTAATAGGCATACCAGCCCTAACAGCATCAGCAACACGGGGGTGTTTAGTTTCAATACTAGTTAGGAAAGAGGTTTGACCAGCAGCTTGTGAAGCAGCTCCAGCAATCCTATCTTCCTCCTTACGAGCAGCAGCAGATTGACCTAACAAGTTGGTTAGCATCTGAGACATAATCTGTTGGTTCTCAGGAGAAGCATTAGCCATCTCACTTTGTAGCTTTTGTGCTTGTAAAGAGAATATCTGAGATTGGGGCATACTTTGTTGTGTTGGTACAATACCACCTTGGATGGGAGGAGTATTTTGATTAGGAACAAAACTACTACCTGCTTGATTTACTTGACCTAAGATACCACCTAATGCTTGGGCATTTTGTTGAGCTGTTGTAGGGTCACTGGGGAAGTACTTATCCCAAGCCTTAACCCCTAAAGCCCCTAAGAAATTTCCAATTCCTGTTCCGGCAATCTCATCAGGAGTTGAAGCCCTAGAGATGTTAGCTTGGATAGTAGCTTGCTGTTGAGCCTTAGCTTGAGCTTGCATCTCAGCTAATATATCAGCACTAGTTTTGAATTGTGTACCAAATTGACTAGCCATTTAGAACCTCACTATAATTTACACGATAGTAGCCATCTGAGCCTGTAATAACAGCACTTGGTAATACATCTAATACCTCTTGAGCCATTACACCTACCTCTTGGTCTGTAACACCCATTGCTAAGGCTATCTTATTCCAAGTCCAAGTGTATAGGTTAAGGCCATTAGGTAACTCACCTACCTTAGTAATGTTATCTTTCAGTCTCATATCTGATAACTTAGCAGCTCCAATGTTACCAGCAGCCCCAATAGCTGAACCTAGTAACCCTTTACCACCACCTTGCTGTGGCTTCTGGAAACCAGCTGCTAGAGCACCAGCCCCACCTAAGAATGATTGTCCACGTAACGCCTCTGCTTGGCTACCAGCTTGTAGTAGCTGAAGTTCTTGGTCAGATACAGCACTGCCCAACCCAAACAACCCACCAGCACCACGTAATAGGTTATCAGCACGTTGTTGTTGAAGGGCTTCATTGATATTGAATTGACCAGATTGTAAACCAAACTGTTGAGCTTGTTCACCAAGAGCTTGTTGTCTAGTGGAAGCACCTAACTGAGCTAATGTTTGATTCTGAGCTTGAGCTAGACCAAAGGCATCAGGGTTAACAAACCCATCACCTCCAGCTCCAGCAGCACTACCAGCTACAGATAGTCCCATACGACCACTACCAAACAAATCATTCTTTAGCTGTTGGTTCTGCTGTTGGAAAGCTGGTTGTAGGAGAGCACTTTGGTCTGCAAATAACTGTTGTTGTACTTGATTAAGGTCTTGACCTTGGAAGTCAAACTGAGAGGCTTCTCTACTAAACTGGTCAGCTATCTGAGGAAGGAATTGACCTACACCACCTAGAGCACCTTGCTGGATACCACTAAATACATCTGAGGCTTGTCCAGAGAATTTACCATTTGCTGTACCAGAGCCTGTGCCAGCGCTAGTAGTAAGTGTAAAGGGTTTAAAGGTTCCTTGGTTTACTAACTTTTGAATCTCCTCTGGAATACCCCCATCACTTCCACCCCCACCTTTACCACCACCTTTACCTCCACCCTTACGGTAGGACATACCTTGCATCCAAGACTGGTCTGGGTTTATATACTTACTCATATTATTAGTTTCCTACTGGTAGTTCGTAAAAGTTAAATAGGGATTTAAACCCATCCTCTTTAAATACTTTAGCCCATCCGGGTCTTCCAAATGACTCTATTACTTCTGCCCCATTCATTCTACAGAACTTCTGGAGCAGGTCTAGCATTGGAGTCTTCCACTTCTCTAACTCTTTACCACCTGTGAAGTGCATCACTAGAGCTTTCATCTGAGGGTAGTCCACAAACTCAGTTACTACGAATCCATACACCTCTTCACCTTCATGTGCTATCCAGAGCGTCTGTGGGGCTGTTTTAAGCCTACTTCTAATGTCACCCTTAGTAAACCTACCATAAGTGTAATCAGCAGCTCCTTGGGCGTAGGAGTCAATCTTAGACCATATCTTATCTACGTCCTTGGCCTCTACTACTGTAATGTCCAAGCTATGAGGCTGGGGCTAGGATAGTAGCTTTGTGTGAGCTATCTACCAAGCCATAAGCAATAAGACCATCTACACCAGCAATGGTATCAGTATCTGTTGTATCAATAAAGTCAGCACCCATCATCCGTCCATATATCTTCTTTACATCTAAGATTGTAGAAGAGATTACTGCATCTTGCTCAGTTCCAGTAAATCGGTCAAGGAAGGTTAGGCTGGACATACGTGTGACTACAACTGTAGGTGGCTCATTCGTCCAAGAGCTGTCTGGAACTACACCTAACTGTGTGACCTCTTTGTAGTCACCACCCTCATCATAACCACCTTCCCCCCTGTGGTCTGCTACTAACAACCACTCAACTCCGTTGAACACCACAGCCTGATTAGAAGAAGGTGTTGAAGGGGTTAAGGTGGTTGCATTAGCTGGTATTAAATCTAATTTATCAATTGGGTCTTTGTTAGCTACACCAGAGGAGATATACTCACCTGTATCGCTCTGGTAATGGTATATTGTTGTCATATTATATTAACCTTAATATTTGATTACGAACACTACAGCTTGGTTTAGTGGTCTAGTCTCTCTACCATACTTTTTCATAGATAGCCTAGACCTAAAGCCAGTATCACCAAACTGGAAGTCTTTTAATGCAGATGTGGTGCCATTATCAGGGACTGTGGCTGTTCCAGTGACGGATGTTCCTGTTGTTTGAGATACGGAAAAGTGCTCAATGCTGTTTGCTTGGTCGACTTGACTTGTGCCTAATGAACGACCGGTGTCAACACCTTTACCAGAATCAAGCCCTCTCAAAAACCCAGCTCTGTAGTCTGGGAGTTCAAATGTGGTAGAACCATCACCTACCCCATATACAGTCCCCAGCAGAGCAAATAAGTCTGAATAAGTAGTTCTACTAACAGCAGACCCATCACCAACTAAGAAACCTTCAGGGAGGGTAGAGTGAGGCATTGCAAACACTGAGCCTACTGGAATTAAATCCAAAGCATCTATGTTATCCTGTAATACTTGGTCAGCTGTCTCAAAGGCTTCAGTTACCACTACATCAGCAGCTATGTAAGCATTTGATAATACAATTGATTGAGCTGTGTTAGCAGCTGTTACGAACTGTGTAGAGGCTATCTGTGTTGTGTTGGTTAGTGCAGATGCTGTAGGGGTTGTTGGATTACCTGTAAGCACTGGAGAGTTAGAGTTAGCTTTAGAGTTTACAGCTATTTGAATAGCATTGTACTCATCATTAATCTCTGTACCACTTACAATCTTTAGGGGGTCACCTGTAAGTAACCCATCTTTTGTGGCGAAATTTACTGCTTTGACGTACTGGCTCACTATAAAATCCTCATATTAAATTAATCTTCCACCCTTAACGAATACATCCATACGCTGGATTGATAACGGGGCACCATTTATATCTGTTGCAAAACCAGCTTGTATTACTGAACCACTACCACCAGCTGGAGACTTTATACTCTCAATATTAATACCACCAGAGTACTCAGCTTCATTATACTCATCAATACCATAGTTGTAATTAACACCTGTTTCTAAGGTAAAGGGGTAAGATGTAAATATTGTTGAGTAATCAAACCCTAGCTTCAATACAAAGGATTGACCTGAAGGGGCAATAAGTGTACAACCTAACTTCTTAACAATCTTAGTGGTATTAGAGTCACCCATATCAAAGTAGTTAGTTGAGTAGCCCATACGATAAGGTGCAGTATCATCTAAGTAACCAAAGTACCTTGATATGCCATTAGGAGAAGCGAATAACAAATCTTCATCCACTTGGTCATAATGTAGACCAGCATGAGTAACCCCGTCCCAAGATGTAACCCTTAAGCTACCATCCTGTAGGCTCTGTTTAGTATCAAAGCAATAAGCGTGGCCAGTGGTAGGGAAGGTTAATAGGTAGAAAGCTTGTTTAGGGAAGTAGGTAGCCTTAATAGCAGAAGCTGTAGCTTGGTTATCCACATGCTCCGATAAGTCTGTTCTAATGTTCTTAGACAGGTCACGGAAGGGCTGAGACTTCTCTTGTATTGTACGACCTAAACTTCTTAATCCAGTAGAAGATAAGAACAATACGTCCTCACCAGTAGATTGAATTGAATCTCTACTAATACAACCTATACCATGAATTGTCTCAACTAGAGTTAAGGTAGTAACATCAACTGAAGTAGCAAACCCATCACTATCACTATATATGATAATAGAGTTAGTACAGAAGATAATCAAGTTACCGTTATGAGCTGCTAGTCCAGTAATCGTATCACTATCCTTAGCAAACGTACCAGCTATATTTAAGCTACCAGCACTACCTCCAGACCACTTTGTACCGTCTAACAGGTCTGAGAAGAACACAGTAGTCTTATTATTAGCTAAGTCAGCTATCCAAAGCCTACCATAAGCTGACAACACAGTATTACCTTTTGGTACTGTACCTGCATAGCCTGTGTGATTTGGTACAGATTTAAACTCATTTGGTGTAGACTCATTAGTAAAGTAAAGGGGGTCAAGGCCAGATTGAACAAAGTAAGCTCTATCATTTAATGTAGCAGCTTGCCAGTTACCAGTTGTAATTGTATCCCCAGTTGTAGGAGTTCTTTCTGTTAAGTCATCTAAGCCAGTGTAGAAGGTATCCTCATTCCAAGATAGAGTAGTCTTAACACCACCTAAATCTAGGAAGGTGTGTATGCCTTCTAAGTCAACTCCAATGTTATCATCATTAACACCACCTAAAGCTGTTGTACGATAGCTCCAGCCCTTCCTAGAACCTAGTCTACCATATCTATCAATGATACAGTTGTTAGCTTCTAGGGCAAACCCTTCAGCTAGTTGCACACCAGAGTCTTGGGTGTTTAACCCAAAGAACCCCGGAGCTACTACTGATACTGCTTGTAAAGGTTTAGCCATTAGACTGTCACCCAGTCAATATCCTCAGGGTGCTTAACAGCATCTAAAGCTAAAGCATCAGTAAGACTACGTTGAGCTGCTTGAAAGGCACTAACAGCAGACTGAGCCCCATCCTCACCACGTTCCTCTACAGCCATTGCAAAGGCTAGTAGTAGTACAGGTTGTGAAGGAACTAAGATAGTATCAGCATCACTTACTAATAAAGGAGAACGAACAAACAAGTTAAAGTCAATATTATATACACCGTCTGGTGTAGGGAATAGCTCTGTTATTGAATCTCCATTAGCATCTACACCAGAGAAGCTATAGTAGTAAGGTAAATCTTTATCTGAGCCATATAACTTTTTACGGTTTAACTCAGTATCTGAGATATAACGCATAAATAACTCTTCAGTCTGATTGATTACATCAATTACTGTAATGTTGTTCCTAGAGCCAGCTAAAGAATATGATGAAGTATTATCAACTGTGCTTATAGTAATTGTTTCTCTTAAAGCGCTCCATTGCCAAGCTGACTCTACTTGGTCTATAGCATCATTAATGATAAGACCTACTAAAGAAGAATAGGTAGTCTCATTAACTGTCTCTACAGACCTCTCTCTCAATCTAACAAGAATGTTGTTTACCATATCTATATAAGTCATGTGTATTATAGCCCTAATTAACTGTGAAGGAATCCTTAATAAGAATCCATATAACTGTGATTGAAGCTATTGTACCTGCTAACCACTTTATGAACTTACCTACGTTATTGGTAGTCTCATAGAGTGTAACTATACCTGCTACACTTTCTGTCAAATCTGTAATTGCTTTAGTGTTTAACTCTTGTGAGATTAACATTTCTTTACGCCATTCCATATCAGCCTTTATTTGTCTAGCTAGTTTAGCATCTACCTCATCCACTCTCTTAATTAACTTTTCCATATCAACGTTACCCTTTCCCTTTGTAAGACGCTACAGCCTTCTCAGCTGACCTACCCGCTACATAACCCCCTAATCCAATCTGTAAGAGCGTCCAGAGGCCTTGTGGGAGCTCTAAGAGGGGTGCTATGTCCCAGAAGAGTACAAGGTAAGGGTAAAGTAAATAGTTATTGAATATGATAGCCGTAAAGACTAACATGGTAATAGGCCTCCAAGCTGCTACAATCCAATGTTCAGATTTAGCTTCTGCTGTGATAACCGTCATTGCTGCTTCTAGTTCTTTGAATGAGCCTTCTTGGGCTAACTCAACTAATCTTAGTTTAGCTTCTGCCTTAGCTTTGGGGTCTGGTAGGACTTTATCCAATAGTGAGGCAACAGCTGGTATTAGTAATTGTAACATGTTTATCTATACTCCTGTGGTAACTGAGAGCGGATAACTTCAGAGTAGTAAGAAGCCCCACAATGGTCTTTCTGCCAGAAGAATAGTTTATTAATATATTTGTAGGCGGTTCCCCACCCTCTGTCTCTTAGTCTGAATGCTCTAGCTGATATACTCTCATCAGCCCAACCCCCAAACATTGTGTTCAATAACTGGTCAAATGCTATGAGAAATTGCATCTAATCTTGCTCCTTCTAAACTAGAAAAAGGGAAGAGCCGTTATCGACTCCTCCCCATCATTTCCTATCTAATACTAGGTAGGTACAGCAATTACTAGAGCTGCATCTTCACGAAGTACTTTAACACCATAGATTGTATCAGAAGTAAACAAGTTAGATAACCACTCTTGTTTGTACTGAGTCTGTGAACGTACAGCTTGCTGTTCAGCTAATACGAAAGCATCCTTATGTCCTAGGATACAACCACGAACATCATCACCAGCTGTGTTAGCTGCTGCTGTCTCAATTACTGGACAGTTGGTAGAAACAAAGATGTCAATACCGTATAATGAACCAATCTTACCATTAGCAACACCTCGACCATCTACAAAGTCACTAGATACATAACGGTCAATACCCATGATAGTAGAACGTACTGAAGGTGGAATAACTAGGAAGCGGTTATCCATAGGGACATCAGCATCATCTAACAACTTAACAGCTTCACGGAAAGCTAAATCAGTGAATACATCAGTTACAGCAACTGTATCTTCTGCATAAGTAGCTAGACCATTAGCACCATCAATGTACCAAGAAGCACTATGAGTCCAATCAGAACCACCAGAACCATCACCTAATGATGTACCTAGAGCAAACAAGTCATCATCAACTTGGTTGGCTAAAGCATAACCAGCATCATCAGTATAGAACTTACGCATAGAGCTAAGAGCTTGTACTTCTGTAATATCTTCAATTAAACGAGAGTATTCATAATGCTTGTCAATAACAACTACTACTTCACTTTCAGTAGCAGCAATAAGTGTAACTTGTGTTTCAGCAGCCTTCACTGAAGCAGCACCACGAGTAGGCTTAGGAATGTGAATTGTATCACCTTTCTTACCTGTCATGGGCATACGGTTAACAAGGTTTGCTAAAACCAAGTTTTGTTTATAAGCTGCTACAATTTCATCAGACCAAAGTTCTGGAATGAATACCGCAGCAGTTGTGTTTGTAACATGAGATGTACCTAAAGCCATTTTACTTACCTTTTAAGTTTATTTTACTCTGCCTTCAGAATAGGCGAGCATGATTTCATCAGAAAGTTGAGCATATCGCTCTGGGTCTTTCTGCATTAAGTTCATAATATCTGAACGTCGATAGATTTTCCTAGACTTGGTTTCAGCTGTTCCCTTAGATGAACCTGAAGTAGCTTTCTTACGCTGGGTCTTCAGGTCAGCTTTGGCAGTTGATTTAGCCTCAGTAACAATCTTCTTCTTAGCTGCCCAATTGGACAATAACTCATCAGCACTTGCAAAGTCCATATTACCATCAGCAGCTTGATACTGTTGGATTCTGACAGTAGAACTTTTAACCCACTCAGCAAATTCAGGGTCTGCAACAACATCTAAAAAGTCTGGGTGGCTAGTTGATAGCTTAGTATCAAACTCTTGCTTCTTCATACTTTGTTGTAGTTGTTGAATCTCTTTAAGCTGTGGGTTGTTTGCAATGGCTTGATTCATTGCCTTGTTAGGGTCGTCAAAGAAGTCAATCTCTTCCACTGGTTCAGGTGCTATTGTTGGGTTTGGTTTAACATAGTCATCTACAAGTCGTCTAAGTTCACCAACCTCAGTAGACTGCCTTCCCATCATCTTCTCAGCTTCTTGGTGCATGTGAACAATATCACTTACACTTTTGCCTCGATACTTCTCTGGGAGTTCATCTTCTGGTTCTGGTTCTTCTTCAGTGACACTTTCAGATTCAAGGTTATCCTCAACGGACTTTTCCTCTTCAAATGTACCTAGCTCATCTCCGTCTAGTAGCTCTAGTTCAACTTCCTCAGTTGGTTCTGCAATAATTTTAGCAGCCATGATATTAGTAACTCCGTACTTGGGTAAGTATTGTGGATTTAAGTTTAGACATTGTAATTATCTTCCTCTTCTGATTCAAGCTTCTCATCGTCTAGGACTGATTGATAGGCATTTTCATTCATAGTTTGGAAGTTAATTACATGGTCTAAGACAAGAAGTTGACCTTGTACACCGTACAGGTGTTTCTCATCTCGTATTTCTTGTAGTTGGTTGATACGCTCCTTACTCTCTTCTGCAAATGCTACGAACTGTTTCCAGCCTTCTGTGGCAAATAAGTTAAAGTAGGTGTCGTAATGGGTTTGTGTTTCTGGTGTCATATTTTCCCCTCTTAGGGTATTGACATTTATATAAAACTATGTTATGTAGTCATAGTAAGAACGGTGGAGTGTAACACAAAGACTTACAAAAGTCAAGCTTTATTTGTAGGTTTCTTTGGTGTTACTCTCTTAGTTATTGTTTTAGCAGGAGAAGCTGGTTTAGGAGCTTTCTCCAGTTTACTTATTCTATCCTCTAGTAGCTTGAAAACGCGGTTAATGTCTACTAATGCTATTTCTAAATCACTGCCTGTCACTATATATCCCCTAGTTTTATTGTGTGCATTTTAAATATCCACATTATTAATATTAAGGAATTGCATTCCAATCTCCTGCTATAGTATTATGATATGTAATAGTCCCTGTACCAATAAAGGCTGGCTCAGTTTGACCATCTGTACCTTCTGAATCAACATGGTATGATGTCTCTACCCCACCAATATTATGAGATAAATTCCAAATCTCACCATCAAAATGCCTATCGCCAGTAGGACGCCTTCCTACAAACTCGCAAGGGTGCCCACCATCTGTCCATGTTAGTACCACATCATGCTCAAGACCATCTGTAGGTAGAGCCGCCCCAGATAAATATGGAACGGTATCAATAGTTACTGTGAATACAGGGGTGCCACCTATATCCAAGTTACCACTACTATTGATTGTGAACTGATTGGATGCCTCTCCACCAACTAATGTAACCCTTCCTGATGGATTGACACCATCCCAAATGTATGTAAATGACGTAGTGTCTCCAATACTTGGGGTAACAGGTGTGTAAGTGAAATAGCTATTAGTCCCATTAAGAGTTAAAATAATACCTGAGTGTGCTGATGGAGCTGTTATATCAGCTATGGTTGAAGAGACTGTACTGCTAGAGGAGACAATATCACAACGTAATGTAAAGGTATCTGTTGCTGCTGTTTTTGTAAATGTGAGTGAGGTGTTGGTTAAGTCAATTACACTGTCAACAAACCATTCAACAGTGTAGGTTTCATCACTTATCACATCAACAGATACTACATAATCTTCACCAACCACTAGATTCGCATCTACTAGGTCAGTTATAAAGACGCTGGTATTAACAAGGGCAAAACCATCTTTTAAGTAGGTGTTTAAATTGGTAGATGTTATATCACCCCAATTACCCACATCTTGCAATCTAATTTCAGCCCTAAATGCTTCCGCCGTTGACGTTTTACCAATGGAAGTCATGAAGCTCTCTATGTTTACGGTTGGGTCTGTATATTCAGCCGCATTAATATCAAAGGCATTAGATATTGATGGTGTTTGCAATTGGTAGTTGCCAGATAGATAAGCATGGTTATTAGTTATTAGGTTACTTTGAGCATAACCACCCTCGTTAATGGCAAAGGTATTTGTAACAGATGCGTTGTCAGTAGGTAAGAAGTAGTTGTCCTCAATAACTGCATTGCTGTGGTCTAACATATCCGCGCCAAAACCCACTACCTGACCAGTATTTTGGGATTTACCTATATTAATTGACACATTATCTTGATATGAATGATTATCAAATCTTGCCATAGCTTCACTAATAGCTACAGTGTTCTTTTGATTACCGCCAAATGAGTCTGCTACACCTCCATCTACCATTGAGTTTCCATAAGCAGCCACACTGTCACTTTCAATAAAGTTTGCACCTACTTCATTGCCCAGCGTTGCGTTATCACCGGTAAAGTTGGTTGAGGGTATGGTAAAGGTACTACCCGTAAAAGATGTGTAAGGCACATCTAGCGCGCTTCCCCCGTCTAATTCTATTGTGAATATGCCTGTTGATGGCAATTCTGTAGATATTGCGTCATCACAGACTATAGCTGTTTCTGCTGCACCATTCAATGTAACTGCAATAGTTGATTGATAAGGGTCAGTTCTTTCTTTTATATGCAGGTTAGCAGGGTTGTACGATATATTGTTCCTGTAAATAGAAAAGTTAGCATGTGTGTGGTAAAAGCTGTGATTGAATACGGTTGCCGGTGATGTGGTGCTTGCGTGAACATAAAAACCACACTGAGAAAAATAATTCTCTTCAAGCAATACATGAGTGCCATTTAAAAATATACCAGCTGGTAAGCCGCCGCCATCTGTGTAACTGTCACTAATAATATTACGCCTAATAAGTACATCTGTTGCTATAATGTTGTGATTGTCACCTTGTATTGTTATTCCGTGATTAAAGAAAGGCATTTTACAACCCTCTATTAAAATTGAATCAACTGTCGTTGTGCCATGGAACGCATTTAAACACGCATCGTCGCGTGTTGGAGACACACCCCAACCATCAAATTCAGCATCATCAGGGTCTTTTCTTGGGTGCGCAAAATCAATATGCTGTAATGCTGTGAAATGTCCTGCACCTTGCCACCACCTAACCATGTTTCCATCTGTGGTAAACCTATGCTCAACAACAGGGTTTGCTCCACTGCCATAAGAGCTTAATACCATTCGCTTAGCAATAGACGTCCCATCTAAAAAGTTAAAGGTAGATGTTAATGCAAACGTATCATCACGATTAAGGAGCACATAATCATCAAATCCATCACGTAGTTGCGCCTCTGCTGCTGCAATGGTTAGGTAGGAATTTTCACTTGTTGGGTTTCTATAATCCACAAAGGATGAGCTATTGTAGATAGTAGCAGTACCATCGTTACCAGTATTTGATACATACATAATACGGCTAGTGGCTGAAGGCGTGAGGATCGACCAGCCTTGGGCGTCTTGTGGGGGTAGATTGAAGTCACTTATCCAAGAAGGTTCATATATGTCACCAATAAAAGGTGAAAAAGCACCAGTACTAGCTCCAACAATAAACCTGAATGATGGTGAATTAACATCAAAAAAGCTTTTGTGTGACATGACTAGAACGCCACCATGTCAGCAGCAGTAGAAGCTGCCATAACTCTATCAGCACCTTCACAAGGATACCATTGACCTGCATTAGCTGTAATGGTTACTGTTGCAGCACCAGCGTTCTTAAGTACAATAGTACCTGCTGTAGCACAACTAATGAAAGTAGCACGGAAGATTGCAGAGTCACTTGCTGTAACTGGGAATGAAGTTGTAACTGGCATAATATATAATCCTATTTAGTTGATTTTTTCTTTGGAGCTTTACGTTTCTTCTTGGCTACAATAGCCCTAATGATTCTACCTGCTGACATTCTGCTATTGCTCCTGTACTGGTTTATTCTTGCTAACCTCAACTGCAACACTACCTGAGTTATCGTAAATCTCAATAGTGGTACAACCTGTTAAGAAGAGTGCTATTGCTAAGTATTTAAGTAATTTCATTTCTTTCTACTCTTAATAGTCTTCTTACGCTTTCTAACAATAGCTTTCTTTTCTTTCTCTGTGTGGTGATGTATTGCCATGTTATGTTATCCCCTAAGTTATCTAGCTTCTACTGTGAAATAAGAGTTAAGTTCTGCTGTTACATTTGTTACATCAGTCTGATTTGTTATTTGAAGTTTAACATAGTCATTCTGGGATAGTGTTATGTTATCATACAAGACAAAGTACCCCACGTTACGACCACCTTGTAATTGAGCTATCTGTCTAATGATTATCTTTCCATCTTCAAAGCTTGTTGTGGCATCTCTGAATATGACAATTTTAACTGCTACTACATCATTAGCCCCACCATCAATAACTAATTGACCTTGTATCTTATATTCTTTGGGGTCAGAACCTAAGTGCCTTAATTGCCCATTTGCAGGTTCATCAAAGTGCTGAAGTCCAGCTGGGGTATATGTACCTAATACATCTTCATAGGTTCCAGATACATTAATAACTGTCTCTACCTCTGTTGTTATATCCAACTCACCACCTTCAAAGGTATTTGCAAGCCCTATGTTATCTCTCCACTTACACATCAAGTTAGAAGCATCAATGTTTGGAGTGAGGTTTGTGTCAGCTGAATCTACAACACCATCCCTAGTCATAATACAACCACTTAGTTGAATAAGTGATGGTTGGGTAAAGTTGGAAGAAGAGAAGTCAAAGAAAGAAGCAGATGCAGGTAAGTCAATATTTTGATTAGACCTAAATCGTGAACCCATAGAGAATCCAGCCCCTGCTTCATACAAAGAGCCGGTCATACCAGAGTCTAAGCTTCGTACAATAGATGTGTCTATAAAGTAGCCACCCAACCAAGTCCCTGTTAGGGTTAGTGTTGGCCTTCCCCCAAACCTGCCAGTACCACCTTCTAGACCTTGTCTATATCCCTCAACAGAACCTAAAGAAGAACAGTCATTGTAATTAATACGTTCAAACTCAAAAGACTCAAACCCTGTATCTGCAACAAGGTTGTAAACTTTAGAACCTGAACCTGTTACTTCAACTGCATAGTCCATACCTAACAAGTCCCCAGAACCACCAACAGGGCTTGTAAACATAGTATAACCAACAGAACTAGAAATTAGTTTTGATACATTAAAGTTGTGGCCTTTTAGGTTTAACCCTCCAGCTGGTACTTCAATGGATTGAGAGCCCATATCAATGACACCATCAATTATATATTCAATAGTGCTATCAAGAGTCCCAGATAAACCACCAGCATCTTGTACTAAGAACGTTGTTAAGGGTGCATTACCAATACTAGTTAAATCAACTATTGTGCCAGTACTATCCTTTGTCTTTAAATGAGAGTCTGCCTCATCCACGTAAAGCTTAGTCTTACCACCTTGTGGTGTACTAGGTTCTGCTTGTTCTTGAAAGTGTATATCTGCCATTTCTGTTAGTTCTCCAGTACTAGTTGTGCTGTGCCGTTTAGTTCTAATATGCCTTCAAGAATATACTCACCATGAATAGTAACCTGTCTTCTTGTTGGCACATCGTGTCTTTCACTCTCTAGTACATGGTAGATGTTACCCTGTATGTCTGAGGGAGTAGCCCCACCTGTGTATCTAATATTAGTTGGTGCATTACTTTCTCTTACGGGAAGCTCTCCAGCATCTAACTCTTCTCCACTATCGAGTGTTAGAACTAGATGGTCATCTATATCTATCTTTGCAGAGGCCACAGAAGCTCCTGTGTGCCCGTCTGAGCCGTCTTTACCCTTTGACCCTACCTTACCTACCTTACCATCAGCTCCAGAGGCTCCTACAGCCCCTGTGACTCCTTTATCACCTTTATCCCCAGTTAATCCAGTATCACCCTTTTGAGCCTCCACTTCCTGTACCTCAGCCCCCATTAAGTCTATCCTTGACTTAAGGGATTGGATTAAGGCTAGAAGCTTGGTTGTATTACTGCTCACGTAATGCCTTATCTAGGTTGTCTGAGTCATTCTGGTTGTTCTGAGCCATAGTAGCTTGTGTAGCTGCTTGTACCTCTGCAACAGCCACTTGACGCTCTTTAAGCTGCATATCAGCTATCTTAATCTCTGCATCAAACCTAGCTTGTTCTTCAGCGTTAGAGTCACCCTGTGCATCTGCTTGAATACGCTTAGTCTGTTCAGCAATAGGTAACATCTGAGTCTCAACTCTATTCTGTTCAATACGAGTCTCAATCTCCATAGTCTCAGCTGCAATCTTCTTGAGCTGTGCTTCAGCTAACATACGTTCAAACTCTTTACGAATCTGAGCTTCTTCTTGCTCTTCAGGATTAGGTTGTTGTGACTCTTTAATACTAGCTAAAATCTTCTCCCTATTAGTTAAGTTCATAGACTCCACAACACTTTCGACAAGTAAAGGATAAAGAGGAGAGTCTTGACCCATGGTTTGTAGAAGCTGTACCAGTTGTGTAACTTCATATTCCCTAGCAATAATGCCCAATGAAGAAGAAACAACAAATTTGTAGTCCTTTGCTTTGTAAAGCTCTGGTTCAAATTGCATGTATCTCCAAGCTGCCTTTTCCACGAAGGGGATTAGGAAGTTATCTTGGAAGTTAAGAAGAGTACGCTTGTGACGCTTGATAATAGCACCTAAGCCCATTGAGATGCCACCACTGTTGGTGTCACCAGTTGCAGCAGCTTGAGCAAATGCAGCTCCATCTACAGCACCTGTAGCTTGTTGTACCATTTGTTGTAATTGAGCACCTTGACTGAATGTAATCTGGTCTACAGAGCCAAAGTTAAAGGGTTGGATGATTTCACTAGGATTACCATTAGTAAGGAAGGTCTTACCGGGTTTAACTTGGAACTTAGCACCACGAGGGAGCCTAGAAGCGTCTACAGCCACCATAGGATGGACTGTAAGGGCAAGGGCGTCTATACGTGCCCGTAATTCAGTATCAAGGGCCTTTTGGCTATTGTAGCCCTTCTCACAGACACCTCTACCCCAGAATCGACTAGGTACAGTGTCCCAAGAGAACGCTACAATGCTTCTATCCCTCATCATGAAGGGATTTGCTTCTATTTTAAGTAACGTGCTGCCGTTAGCAATAACAATATTACACTCAACAAAAGAATCATCAGTATCTACCTCATCTCCCTCTTCAGCTGCTTCATTAAATAGCTCTGTTGGGACTAAACCGTACCAACGAGTCAATCTAACACCATCACTATCAGTTACTTCTATGTCATCACTAGCTTCTAGCTCTGTTTCAGGCTCTACTGTGCCAATATCCACATCACGATAGATACCACTGTCAATATCCTTCTGTACTTGATGTTGAGGCACGTATATATCAGTACCACAGCCTAGAGCATCTTCTATACTAGCTGCTAGGGGGTCAATAAAGAAGTTCTGAGGCAGGATAGGACGCATCTTGATTAGGAATCGTTCCTTCTCAACAACACCCACAGCAGACATAGCACCATCTAATACAGGTTGTGTATCAGGGACTAACTCTGTAATCTCCTCCATGTAAATCTCACCAATACCCTGTCCAAAGACAGCTGCATTAAGGATTACATCAGAGATAGAGCTACGAGCTTTAGCAAACTTCATATCTTCTTTAAGTTGCTTACGTAGAAATGCTACATCTTCTGCCTCAGCATCACCTACATCATCAGTCATATCAAACCAATCACCTCGACCAAAGGTAGCTTCTTCTATCTCAGCTTGAGAGCTTTCTACAGCTTGCATGAGTGCTGGGGCAATTAGACGAGAGCGTTCAGAGTCTCTTAGCTTATCACTACCATGCCAGATACCTCTCCATAGGCGGTAGTACTCGTCATGCTTTAACCTATAGTTAGTTTCATAGTGTTCACGGTACTCTTCTACCTTACTCATCACCCACTCTTCTACCTTGAGTGTCATAAAGTTTTCTTTTTCTGGTAGCTCAGCCATACTTAGTATCCTGCCTCGTAGTCAATAGGTTCATAATCGTCTTCATCTTCAAACTCATCAATGTGATAAGCTACTTTTGCTATCTGGTCGATGTAGGCGAGAGAATCAATTAAATCATCATGCGTTAGTTTATTGGGAAACTGGTATAGCTCATCTAAGAACTCATCATTCCAATCTGCCTGCTTTAGTGTTATTTGACCATTCTCAAATCGACCTTGTAAAGCCCAGATGATTCTGTCTATCTTGTTCTTGTTACCATGAGTAGTTTCCCCAATGGTAAAGAAGGTTTGTCTAGCCTTCATTAAGTCCCACAGATAGGGCTGTACAGCGTTCTTAAGCGCCCCTTTCTCTATAGCTACCGTAATGGGTCTATACTTGACAGTTGCATTGAATATCTTCTCTGCTGTTTCCTTAATACCCCACCTGCCGTATATAATATCTTCTACAAACCAACCATCTTCGTTAACCTTAACGACAGATATGGCAGTGTTGTCAAGCCTCTTAGCCCTAGTGGTAGTAGCCAAGGCAATGTCTGCAAAGCCAGCCAAATCGATTGAGATGTAATAATCTCCAATAGAAGGTGATTTACCATACTTAACCCACTCCTCTTTAAATATCTCACTTCCCTGTGCAGCAAAGGAAGCCATGAACTCTTGTTTGAATGAAAAGCTAGACATACTCTTTCTAGCCGTTTCAATCTCTTCAGGGTCTAGTAGTGGATTGTCAAACGAAGTAAAGTGCCAACCTTGCCAATCATCATCCTCACCTGATATGGCATAGTTGTATATGTCATAGAAATGATTCCTACCCATTGGGGTTCCAATGAATATAGCCTTACCCTTGTTATCTGCTAAGGCTGGTCTTAATATCTGTTCAAAGACTGAGGACTTCATATCTGCATATTCATCTAAGGCTACTAGCTTTAGCGATACACCCCTCATAGTCTCAGGTCTATCAGCACCCTTTAAGCTTATGGTAGCCCCATTGACCAGTTTAATCTTAAGGTCATTGATATGAGCCTTCTGTATGACTGGAGCTGCTAGTTCAAGTAGAGTGTCCCACATGATTTCCTTGGCTTGTCCCTGCGTAGGAGCTATATAGAATACCTTGCCGGGTTTTCCGTCTAATGCAGAAATTATAAGCTCCCACGCTACCTCTCGAGACTTGCCAGTTCGACGACCTGCGACGATGACTCGAAACCTTTTCTTACTTGTGAATACTTCTTGTTGCCAAGGAAGGAGTTTAACGTCTAGTTGAGCATCACTCAAGGCGACACCTCTCCATCTACTAGCTCCACATCATCCGGAGTTGTCCAATACTTACCTGAGCTAAACCCAATTGGTCTTGTGTAGAACACTTGATAGTCACTGGCTTTAGTACCTCTATACTCATCCCTTAGACCAGTAATAACAGCTATTGTACCTTTACTGCAAACATGCTCTTGGTCCCTTATGAACCTAACCTTTTGTCCTACCTCCCACTTTAGGGGTAGTGGTCTGTGGTGTTCACGCTCTAGCTCATTTGCTCTCTCACGCAGCTTAGCTGCCTCATCTAGCCTATTCATCCGCACCTAACCACATATCTCTTTCAGCTAGTCTACGATTAATAAGGCCTTGTAGTACTTTACCATTTTGACGAACAAAGCCAACCTCACTGTCGAAGGCCTCAACCCTAAACTTTAACTCATCTCCCTCTTTTAGACCAGTTAGAGCTTTAGAATACTTCAACTGTCCTACCACATTCATATCTACGTTATAAGCTAACGATAGAAGGGAAGCCTTTTGACCAGTTTGAAGTGCAGTCCAAACATCTCCTAACTCTTCCTCAAACCTATAGGCCGTGTAAAGGAGTTGACGTAATAGGTAATCTGAGGCACCGTACTCACTTAATACATCTCCCTCTTTAACCCCTTCTGTCTTACCATACCCTACAGTCCAAACATCATTAGGGGTTGGTAGGTAAGCTTCTCTTACATAAGATTCCCAGTGTTTGACCAGTTTGAGGGCTGGTCTAGTATAATTACTCAATCTCTGTGTCCCCCTACAATGTACATAAGGTAAATCTCAATCTGGTCTAGTACATCATTAACTAGTGTTACTAGGTTATTCATCTTCTTCTTCCTCGAATTGCCCCTCTAGGGGTTCTAGGTTAGCTATATCTACTTCACCTACACCAGAGATGTTAATAGATATAGAGGGTTGTTGATTACCTGATTTAGGGTCAAAGGTTGATATAGGCATTAAACGCTCAACAAGTAACTTCCAAGCTGCTGCTTGATGTTTATGGTCATCGTTGAGTGCAGCCGTAAGAATAACATCTAATACCTTCTTAGACTTAGGAGAGGCTATGAGTCTCTGTCTATACTCATCCATTATAGCCTTATCACCTTTAGGTCTACCTAACACTCCTTTCTTCTTCTTAATCTTAGGAGGTCTACCTAGTCTCTTCTTAGTCCTATTATCTTTGTTCTCTAACATTACAGTTTGATGTAGTGTTGGGACTTCCATCTGGTCATATACTTCTAGACCAGTTTTATCTTCTATTCTTTGTTTCAACCTATTCTCCTTTTAATCCGGTGGTAGGTTACATGTAGTAAGTTCCTAGTAACTTCTTATCCTCCTTATTCCCTTTAACCTAACTTCTTCGTAAAAGTAACCGAAGGTTAAGTGTTAAGGAGCTTATTAGTACTTACTAAGATTTTAAAGGAAAATATTATATCATACTTTTCTCTAAAAGTCAACACTTATTTTAAATTAATTTACTTATTTACGTTTCTATTGGCTTTAGGAGCTGTTAGGAGCTTAGTATATTTCTCTATTACGGTTTTATTGCGCAAAACATCCCCAATTTAGGTATCATAAGACCCAATTTAGAACATACATAATAGGATTCACCATTAAGCTATTAACAGGTTTTACCACTTATTGGTCACTTATTGACCACTTTTAGGAGCTTACTAGTGGGAGTGGTTACTTTTTGACCAATTCACTAGTTTCACGATATATCGTACATTTTCAAGGTAACTTCAATTTTCACCTCAGGTATTTCTAGGGGGTTACCCCTTACTACCCCAACCCC